GCTTCAATAGCACATCACTTTGATTTAACTCCAACCGCAGGTGTCGCTGCTGGTGAAACTGCAATTTCAGTTGAAACCGCAGGTACAGACATTACGCTAAATCAATACGCTAATGGTTATCTATATGTAAATGATGCCGCTGGTGAAGGTCAAATGCTTAGAATTAAATCTAACCCAGCACATGACCATTCAGCAGATCCATCAATAGTTATTACTTGTTATGATGATTTAGCAACTGCAATAACAACATCTTCAAGAATTACATTAATTCCTGATCCACGCAGTGGGCAAATTGTTCAAGCCGCTACCACTACAGGCGCTACACTAGGTGTAACTGTTGTCGATATGGCAGCAAGTGCTTATGGTTGGTTTGCAGTATCAGGTCCACAAGCTGTATTAACTTCAGGTACATTAGTTGTGGGCAACCATGCAGTGCCTTTAGGTGCAGCAGGAGCAGTAGGACCAGCAGCAGGAGATGTAATACAAGTGATTGGTACAGTTATGATTGTTAATGTAACGACTGACTACTCACTAATTAACCTTACAGGTATTATTTAAGGGGTAACTTATGGCTAGATCAGATGTAAAAGCGGTCACTATAACCGCAGACACAGTAGCCTTAGATGCAGATGGAATCTCCGCAGCAGCAAGTGTCGGAAATAACGCAGCACTTACTATAGGTGGTGCGTTAGCTTCTGGCGGTTCTGTTACACTCAGTCATGGGAGGGTAGTTACTATCCTCTCGGCTGGGAATGACGCAGCTAAATCGTTTACAGTTACAGGAACTGATGTTAATGGGGATGCTCAAACCGAGTCCATTACAGGTGCTAATGCTGGTACAGCTACTGGTACTAAATACTTTTTAACTATATCGGGTATTTCAGCCGTTGGTAATCCAGCAGGTAATGTTTCAGCAGGAGTAAATGGTTCAGCCGCAGATGTTATATTTGCAGGTAGAGCTAGACTTAAAGGAATTTATCTAACCAGTACAGCAACTGCAGGTACTGTTGATTTCTTAAACACTTCTCCTTCAGGAACAAGTATTATGGGATTAAGTTCTGTTGGTGATGCTGATGCAACAAGAGATGTAGTCATACCAGAAGAGGGAGTAATATTTACTGATGGTATTTATATTCAATACACTGTATCTACTTTTCTTACATTGACTGTATTTCATGCCTAATGGCGAAATGGCAAAATAAAGAAGTAACACTTAATAAACCCAGGGCTATTCCACAGGGCAATGGCGGTTTTGGTAAAAAACGTAAAGAAGTTTATGTTATGTGTCCCAGTAGTGATGGCGGTAAAGTAAAAAGAATTACTTTTGGCGATAAAAAAATGGGTATGCATAAAAACAGTGCTGCTAGAAAAAAAAGTTATTGTGCTAGAAGTGGTGGAATAAAAAGCGATAGATGCAGTGCTAACTATTGGGCGCGTAAAGATTGGGACTGTTAAATGGCTGCAAAAGCAAAAAGCAAAGGTAAAATTTGTCCAGAAGGTAAAGCTTGGGCAAAAAGAACCTTTGATACATATCCTTCAGCCTATGCAAACATGGCTGCATCTAAGTATTGTAAAGATCCAAACTATGCTAAAAAATCTAAAAGAACTAACAAATCTCATGGTGGACTTGTAGATATTAGAGGTCAAGGCAGAGTAATGAAAGCGAGGCTTAGATAATGGGTCAGCTTAAACAATGGAGAGACCAAAACTGGAAAAGAATAGATAGTCAAGGCAATATTGCTGGAGAATGTGGTACTAGTAAAGATAAAAAAAATCCAGATCGTTGTTTACCAGCGTCAAAAGCAAATAGTCTTACTAAAAAACAAAGAGCTTCAACTGCAAATAAGAAAAAAAGAGAAAGTGCAACAGTTGTTGCAAATACAAAAGCAGCTAAAGTTTCTGTAAATTCTGGTGGCGAGATTAGAAAACAAAATAGAATAAAAATGAAAAACGGTGGCTTTATTGCAAAAGGTTGCGGTAAAGTATTAAACGATAGAAGAAAAGTAACTACAATTTCTTGAGGAAAAGATATGTTTAAAAGAACTAAAGGATACGCTAATGGTGGATCTGTAAAAGGCACTAAATACATGGCAAAAGGCGGTCCTTCAAAAAAAACTAAAGGCATGGCAAAAGGTGGTAAAGCTACTAAATATATGGCTAAAGGTGGTAGTGCTATGAAGGGTACTAAATACATGGCTAAAGGTGGAGCTACGAAAGGAACTAAATACATGGCTAAAGGCGGTAAGCGTTAATTTACAATTCTTATGTCATATTTAATTTCTAACATACCCCAGTTTAAATGCTGGGTAAGAAAAGAATTTACAGCAAATCATAGCAAATATCATGGAGAGTATTTACATGCTCTTGCTATAGCTGTTAATACAATTCCAGACAGGTCTTTATCGTTCCAAGTAGTTTTTACTGGCTGTGAAATAGACAGCATGGAAGATGCAGAGAATGTTCATGGTGGTGCTATGTGGGCAAGAATGCCTATACAAGCTTTAGTAGCAGACATACCTCTAGAAGAATGGCCAACCCCAATGGAAGACCATCTAGCTCAACCCTGGGATTGTCTCAGCCATGAGCATTCTGTTGTAGTTATGGACAGAGTAAGTTCATCTCCTTGGCTATGCAAAATAGGAGGAGAATTTTATACAGGAAAGTATCTATTTACTGTAGACTATACAGAGAATTCTATAGCAGATGATCCAGCTCAACATAAGCAGTCACATGTGTTATATTTAACAGACGCTGGTGAATATACTGGCAGTTTTGTAGCCCTGCCTAACAATAGAGTAAGAGCAACAAACCCTGCTTTATGGCGTGTGGGCGAGGGAGCACCAGATTTTATGCCCTCTCAATGGACGCATTCAGCAGAACAACATGAGAGCTATATGGACCCAAATATAACATTTAACAATTTATACGCTCCAGAGGATTGATTATGGCAGAACTTACAAAAACTCAAACAGTCAAGATGATTAAAGAATTAAAAAACGCATCTAGGCTACATGCTAATCAAGCAAAAAGATTAGAAAAAACTATAAAAAAACCTAAGAAAAAATAATGACAACATCTAGCAGTACAGATTTTGAACCAAACGTAGCTGAGTTCGTAGAAGAAGCATTTGAAAGATGTGGTCTTGAGCTTAGAACTGGTTATGATCTAAAAACAGCTAGAAGGTCTATTAATATTATGTTGGCTGAATGGGCTAATCGCGGATTAAATCAATGGACAATAGAACAAACGACTCAAGCTTTAACAAAAGGTACTTCTAGCTATTCTTTAAACTCTAATGTAATAGACATATTAGATATGGTAATTAGGCGTACTGCTAACTCTACAGAAACAGATATTTCTATGTCACGTTTAAGCAGAAGCCAATATATTAATATCCCAAACAAAACAACCGAGGCTAGACCGTCTCAATTCTTTTTTGATAAGTTAACAACGCCAGCAATTAAAATATGGCCCGCTCCAGAAAATTCTACTGATATATTAGTCTTTAACAAAATAGTAAGAATGGATGACGCTGATAAAGGAACCAATACAATGGACATGCCTTTTAGGTTTTATCCTTGTTTTGCTGCTGGACTAGCTTATTACATCTCAATGAAACGATCTCCAGAAAGATCAGCGGTATTAAAACAAGCATATGAAGAAGAGTTTCAAAGAGCTATGTCTCAAGACGAGGACAGAGCATCTTTTAGAATTCGTCCATATTTGAGTATTTAAAATGGCTTATGCAAACGCTAAATTTGCAGTTGCTCTTTGTGATAGATGCGGATTTGAATATAAATTATTAAAGCTTAAAAAAGAATGGAATGGAGCAAAAACTTGCTCTAATTGTTTTGAAAAAAAACATCCTCAATTAGAGCCTCACAAAGCCCCATCAGATCCCGAAGCACTTTACGATCCAAGACCAAATAACGACAAAGAAGCTGGAGAAGGTTTTGTATTTGTAAAATACTCAAACATATTTAAAGGCAATTCTATGAATCCTTCAATAGTTGGTCAAAATTTTTCAGTAGATGAAATGACAGGATCGGTTGGCTATTTATTTGGGTATGATCCTGCGGCAACACCTGCGCCAGCTCCTACACCATCACCAACGCCTTCGCCTTCTCCAACACCTTCGCCATCTCCATCTCCATCTCCTTCACCATCGCCATCGCCATCTATTACTACTTATACAGTAACAGTTGCAAGTTATTTGGGTGCAAATTATTTTTATATAGATGGTTCAAGAGCAGCAACTTTAACTTTTACTGAAGGACAAACTTATAAATTTGATCAAGCTAATAGCAGTAATAGCAATCATCCATTAAGATTGTCAACAACCTCAACTGGTACGCATGGGGGTGGATCACAATATACAACAGGCGTTACTACAAGCGGCACTCCTGGATCTTCAGGATCTTACACTCAGATAGAAGTTGCAAGCGGCGCACCTACGCTTTATTATTACTGTACTAATCACTCAGGAATGGGCGGACAAATAAATACTTAATATGACACTAGCTGAATTAAAAACTCTTATACAAAATTACGTTGAAAACGATGAAACAACTTTTGTTGCCACGTTAAACGATATGATTATAAA